TTTAAAACAATGAGTAATCAAACTAATCGCTTAATAAACTTATATGGCAAATGGGAGGAACAAGGGTGTGTGAATACCAGGAATCTGCAAGGCATACGCAATTATCTCAAGTGGAAATTTGGTGCTAAATGCTCTATTTGCGGTGGGTCTAACTGGCAAGGTTGGGAGATGCCATTATTAGTAGACCATAAAGATGGCAAGGCATCTAATGGCAACTTGGATAATTTTAGATTAGTTTGCCCAAACTGTGATGCACAATTGCCTACTTACAAAGGTAGGAATAAGGGTAAAAGCACGAGGCGCAGGTAAACATCAGGTCGCAGGTTCGATTCCGTGCAGGTGGCTCCACAGCTTCGTGGTGTAGCGGATAACACACCATCCTGTCAAGGTGGAGACGAGGGTTCAACTCCCTTCGGGGCTGCCAAGCATCTGTGGTGTTAAAGGACAAGCACTCTACGCTTCCAACGTAGCGGTCAGGGTTCGAGTCCCTGTAGATGCTCCAAATTTATTGACATAACGCAGAAAACTTGACAATAGGGCGTGTTAACGCTATAATGTCATTATGATTAAAAGGAGCAGACTTATAAAATTCCTTTGCAAGCTACTTGGGCACAGTTGGTGGCGTGTTACCGGAGAAGTGGGTAAATGGGAAAATTACAGGTTTTGTACCCGTTGCTACAGGCACATAAGAAGTTGGTAGACGAGGGATCTCTAAGATAATGAGTAACCTTAATCAACTAAGAGTTGCGATACAGAACCTTAAAAGGCATCAAGCCTTATACAAACTACTAAAAGAGGAACTTGGTAAACTAGGATATTGGAAGAACAGACCAAGGGGCAAACCCTTCCAGAAGTTGCATTAGCGACGGTTAATGTGATATAATAGGGGGAGAGTATAAGGAGGTTGGGTGAGACATCTTCTAAGATGGTATAAACAGTTTAGGTCTTTTGGGAACAAAAGGCTTGCGTCTCTTTGCAAGGCTTATCTATGGAGTAGACATGAACGGGTATTTGTTTATCCCTGTGACGAGAGTGACTACCAACCTTGCGATTGGCGACGTGGTTAGCTAGGTGAGTATTCGGGTATAGCCAAGAAAAATGCTTTAAATGTGTGAAGCAATGGCTAGGAAAGACTAAAAAACGCACACCAGCCCGACTAACTCTAAAATCAGGATTATCTATTATGTAAAGGAGAATAACAATGACTATAAAAATAAAGCCTCAGAATTATGTAACTGAGCCATTACTAGAAGAGGCAAGGGAACTAAAAGAATCTGTAGATGATTCTGTGCTAAATGGGTTTAATGATTCTCAGCTTTGGTATCTTTACCTAGCATTACGTAGAATTAACCTAGTTCCTGAACTAAAAGGTGGCACGGATATTTTGGCATCCTATATTCAAGATTATGGTGTGAGGCTAAGAGATTGGTGTAAGTAACCCTAAAATCCGAAATAGTGTTTATGTAAAGTTATAAACTACCAGGAACTAATCAGAAAACTAGGAACGATAACATACTGGCGTAGGGCAGGTATGTATTTTAGTTTGATACACATTATATATACAAGAGCAGGATACCCGATTATGTGCGTAACTGTTTTCGGGATGAACTAATGATTAACGAAGAACGTTTTACGCAAGACGAACTCAAGAAGCTATGGGAAATCAGGAAGGAATACAAAGCGGGGAAATTGAGTGAAAATGGGGGGAAGAAGGGTTGATGGAAGAACTCCCAATAGAAGAACAAATAGGACAAAAGATAGATAATGGGCTATCAAGAAGCACAATCTCAAATTTTTAATTTAGTAAACTACATACCGACTGAGGCACAACAGTTAATACATCAAGACCAGACCAGAAATAAACTGATAGCGGGTGGTGAACGAGGCGGGAAGTCGAAGGTTAACTCCAAGGAACTTTTAGGTCATTGGTATACTGATGTTGCCCCTCAGAAGAAGAAGGCTTTATACTGGCTATTAGGAAATGACTACGCAGCCTGTAAGGGCGAGTGGGATTATGCGGTAGAGGATTTTACCAAACTAGAGATACTCGCTGCCTCTCCGTCTAAGAACATAGACCCTGGCGAGATTCTTCTACAAGACGGAACGAGGATAATCACTAAATCCGCAAGGTATCCTGAGAAGATAGCAACCGAAGCACCAGACGGGATTCTGATATGCGAAGCTGCTCAGGTTGATTATGAGGTCTTTTTAAGGGCGTGGTCACGGTTAGCGGAAAAAAGAGGCTGGCTGTGCATGGCGGGAACTTTTGAGGAAGAAGATTATGTAGGTTGGTATAGAGAATTATACGGACTAGGACAGTCCTATAACGAACTGGGAATACAGTCCTTTTCTCTTCCAAGCTGGGAGAATACCTTTATTTTCCCAGGTGGGAGAAACGATCCTGAAATCCTGAGATTGGAAGCGGGAATGACCACAGAACGATTCCAAGAACGATTCGGTGGCGTTCCCTGTCCTAAGACTGGAAGGGTAGTAACTGAGTTTGCTAACGCTATTCATGTCAAGGATTGCCCCTTTGATAAAAACCTACCAGTAGAGCTAACAGTAGACCCTGGATATGCTGGAGCTTATGCCGTGTTAGCGATACAGGATTTAGGGGAACAAATTGCTTTAATTGATGAGATTTATGTTCAAGGTATAGTGACGGAAGATATTATCTTAATAGCAAAGAAGAAACTATGGTGGGATGCAGTTATAGGTGGAGCGATAGATATAGCTGGCAAGCAGCATCAAGCGATGGCTGCTCCTGTTGAAGTATGGCTTTCCGAGGGGGTGAGTTTAAGAAGTAAGAAAGTCAACATCGAGGACGGCATTGACTTGCTAAGAACACACCTAAAGCAACATCCAGTGTCGGGCAAGCCTGGGATTTTGGTAGACCCTAAATGTCGAGGGTTTATCTCTGAATGTGGAGGAGGGAAGCCGCCTGTAGAGAATGGTGGTATATGGATGCGGAATAAAGACACATTGAAACCCATTGAGAAAAACAATCATGCTTGTAAGGCATTGATTTACTACTTGGCGAATAAATATGGTTATGTAGGCACAAGGAAAATGCCCTCTCCATTGAAATGGGCAGGACAAAAACCACAGCCGACTTTCGTTAGGACTTAGGAGAATATATGGCGAAGAAGAAAACAGAATTAGCAGTAGAGCAAATTAAAGATAGATTCAAGTCATACGAGAAATACTACAATCAATTACATCGAGACCAAAAGGACATAGACGATTATTATGAATTAGTCTATGATGCCAATGTACCCAAGAATTACCCAACTCGTATGCCTCCTACGGCAAGAAACTGGGTAGATGTTGGGGTAAGGCATTTTACACTAGACAACCCAAAGGCAAAGGTATTTCTAAGAAATGATAACGATACAGCCAGAGACCAAGTTGCTATTTTAGAGACATTCTATAACTTCTGGCTCAGGCAGGACGTTCGCAAGATTAAAAGAGCTGCCAGGAAACTCCTTAAAAGGGGAGAGATATTCCTTAAAGTTAATATGGATGATACCTATTTTGGGAGTGATAGCGAAGAGAGATTATTTCACTTCCCCTTATTTTTAACTATACCCGACCCAATAAATACATTCGCCTCGCCAGCACATAACGGATTAGTACCTAGCGATGTTATTGAAAGTTTTAATATAACGGTAGCAGAGGCTCAAGCGATGTGTGAGAGGAATGGGTGGGCTTGGAAAACCACGAAGGCACCAGATAAGACTGTTAAGTGGTTTAGCTATGTGGGTTCAAGGGAGAGGTACTTTTCGCTAGATGACGAACCTGTATTAACGCCTGCGGTGCAACCTAACATTTTAGGCTTTTGTAACTATGTTCATATTGATGCTGGAGCAGGAGACGATAACTACGAGGGTAAGCCTGAGTATTTGTTTCGTTCTTTAATATGGGCACAGAGAGATATGCTCAAGATGGAAGTCAGGACTTTATCAGCGTTAGATGCTATCAATGCTCGATACGCTTGGCCTAGATACAAAGCTATACTCGCAAGTGCTGATGATGCTGTACTCAAGCGATTATATCCAACTGGTGCAGTTCCTACTGACCCTGAACAGTGGTTATTAGAGGTTCAAGACCAATTAAAGATTGAAATCCAGCAAGGGGAGCAACCCCCTCCAGGGTTATTCGAGCAATATGCTCTTCTTCAAGCTCAAGCCTCACCTCCCGCAGTATTATCTGGCATTAGACCTGCTGGAGTTTACAGCGGGCAACATCAAGAGGATTTAATGGCTACGGCAAAGCCTATTTACAAAGATGCGTTTAAGAATTTAGAGGATGCCTTGTCCGTTGCTATGGGTATGGGGGCGAGAATCATCGAGCAGGTTTACAAATCCGATGTTGAAATTAAGAATTTTGCCTCTGATACTAAAGGATACAAGCGAATATCCCCGACTGACATTAAGGGACATTATGATTGCGAGGTTCAACTATTAGCAGAACCGCCAGAGGCTACTGATATGAGGAAGGCACTAGGTAAAGCTCTAAGACAGGCTGGCTCGATAAGCCACAAGACGGAACTTAGGAATTACCATGATATGTCTGAACAGGAAGCTGATGACGAGCAAGCCCAGATAAATGCCGAAGATATTATGCAAGAGCCAGCAGTCAGGGCAGTTATAGCTAAAGATTCTATGTCTAGGTTAGGCATGGATAGAGAACTTGAAATTCTCGAAGAGGCAGAGCAGGAGGAAAAGCAGAAAGTAGTGAAGGGCAAGCCACCGCCAAGGCAAGGTGAAGGAGTGAGTATGGCTGGCGTGAAAACACGGGGGCGAGTTTCACCTGAACTAGGAACATCAACTACGCCACAAGAAGGAGAAGTGGGACAGGAGTTAGCGACATGAACATAGCAACTAATTCTATGGAAAAACTAACTGGAATGCTTCGCAATACCGATGCCAAGCTAAAAGAGATGGGGAAAATCCCCTATGGGGTAAAGAAAGCCACAAAAAGGGAACAGCGAGATATGTTTGAGAATCTGACAGAAAGCAAACTCATTGACTTAGTGGAACGATATGGCGAAGAGAAAGTCAATGCTTGGCTGAATAAATTTATGCCCAAGGAGGGAGACAATGCCTGATTGGAGTGATTGGAAATCCGCCCTAGCAGAACGAGAAACTGGAGCAGAGACACGGGCTAGAACATCACGGGAACTTTTATCGTTGGGCACTCACGGGTATATGCAAAGGTATCCTGAAATATATGACCCTTCGTGGAAACCCGAAGATTATAACGTTAAACAGGCATCCGAGGTTATGGCTCGATGTGCGTTTGCATCAAGCATGGAAGAAATCAGGGCAGCCCAGAGAGATTTAAGTGTACTTTCTACACAATTCACTGGCCCTGAGTCAACTTATATCAGGTGGGTAATAAACAACCGGATAAATCAGTTACACACTAAGGCTGAGAATTTAAGGGCTACCACCTTTGGTTGGAGTCAGGGTAGGACTACGAAGTTCGAGCCTGAACCTCCACCCATACCAGATTGGATGAGGGAATACATGGAACCCTCCATGCCTGCTGGTGAGCCATCAAGGTTTAGAGATATTTTGGGGAGAGGTCGTGAGAAGGCTGTTGAATTACGCCCTATGGGAGCACAGGCTGAACTAACCCCTGAGCGAATGGGGCAGATGGCTGGCTACCAAGCGTGGGGGAAGGCTGGCTCGCCTACTGGGGTAGGCAGTATAGCTGAGATGGCTGATTGGCGAAGATGGTGGGAGCCGTATGTGTCTCTATCCAAGTCTCTTTTCCCTCAGAAAACGAAACTAGGAACTCGCCGAGCAACAGCAGAACAAAGGTAGGAGGTAGATATGCCGGAGAAATTCAATAAGTGCGTAAAAGCAGGAGGTCGTGTAAAAACTATCAAGCCGAAGGGCAAGGATAGTCCTACCTATAAGAAGATTTGCTTCCCTAAAGGTGGTGGGGCTTCTGTAGCTGGAGAAACAAAAAGGCGTAAGGAGAAATAATTGGCCTTAAAGTGGTATCAACAAGTTGATATAGTTCAAAGAGAATCTGATTTAACACGCCGAAAGGCTGAAACTGCCCTTGATTTTCTTCAGGAGCAGAAACGCCTACGCAGGGAACAAGAGGAGAGGGAAGCTGCTGAGCGTAAGCAGGTGTCAGCACAGAATATGCTTGCTTCTATTAAGGCACATCGGCGTGGTCATGCTAGTGATGACATAGTTGCTGCAAACCAGCGTTTATCTCAATTAGGTTTTACAGAACGAATCCCGATTACTGAGTCCAGTATTGCCTCTCAAATACACTCTGGATTTAACTGGGCACAGCAAGCTGTATTAGATGCTGAAGGGGCGTTTGAACTCGCTCAACAAGAGGCAGAAGTTAAACTACGCTCTGATATAGTTGGGGATTTACTCAAACAGGGTCTTATCACTTACGATACAAACCCTGATGAGATAGAAAAATTAACACAACAAAAGATGGCGGAATATTATGCCGAGGACGCTTTCAAAAGAGGCGATTATGATACCGCCCAATATTGGAACAATAAGGCAAAGGAAATTGAGGCTGGGGGACCAGAATTACCTGAAATTCCTATGAAGGACTATGGGGGTGTGGCAATAGGCTCTACTCCAGAAATGATGATACATAGAACCAAAGAGGATATAACAGCCATAACCCCAGTATCACAACTTGTAGCTAAAACAAAGATAAATATTGAAGATGCTAAAGTACAAAAGGACTTTGTGAAGGCACTTACGCCCGTTACAGAAACAAATGTTGGCGAACTGCTTGAATACTTCCAGAGCAATCCTGAGTTACTAAGGTCTAGTCTTATTGGCGAAGGACGAAATCCTACCACTGAAAGTTTAATAGAGGAGTTATACCCAGGCATTACAGAGCCGCAAATAAGCGATTACTTTAGCATAGAAGCTAGAGTCATAGAATCTAAATTAGCAGAAGGTGGCGGAGGTAAATGGGGAACATTTACTGCTGGAGTTGGTGACTTAGTTGCTAATGTCGGTGGCATTTTAAGATGGAAAGGTAGCGGCGGGATAGGCGAAAAGTTAACTCGTCTAGGACGATATATGCAGGCTCAAGCCGAACCTGTGCCATTTGAACCGATGGAATTCACTTGGAGGCAGATTTTCAATCCCCAGTTTTGGGCTACTTATGGTATCAGAATGTTACCAACGCTTATGGTTCTGTTGATACCAGGCTTAGGTGGTTATAGCTTAGCTGGGCGATTAGCCACAACATTTAAGTTGGGTAAGTTTTCCAAAGCAATTCTTACTGGTATTGGTGGTGCTGCGATGAGTCGTCCCCTTGAATCAGCCCTAGAAGCTGGTAATGCCTATGATATAGCTAGACAAAGAGGCTTATCCCACGAAGAAGCGGATAAGGTATCCGATGAGGTATTCAATAAGAATATGAGATTGATGGGTCTGGATGCTGTGCAGTTCGCAGTGGCTTTTGCACCAGTTGGCGGTATTACAAATGCTGCGATGGCAGCAGTAAGGAAGGGATTGATTACCACCGCAAAGATAGGGGG